GAACTCTCACCGCCGTTGTTTACGGCCAGCGCCTGGAAGCAGTAGGTTTTGCCAGCATCAAGGCCGGTGATCGTCCCGGACGTAGCCGGGACAGGAAACTCGCGCTCGCCCAGTTTCGTGCCAAACGTGTTGTTGGCTTTACAGATCGACCACTTCACCCTGGTGCTTTTCAGAGCATCTGGCCCGCTGGCCGGGATGTTAGAGCCGTCAACTTGCTTGGTCGGCAACTGCCAGTTGATGGTGGCATCAGCAGCAATGGCGCTGGTCGATGCCAGGCAAAGGCTAAGTGCGATAGCTTTTTTCATGATCACCTCGCGTGGACAATGTAGTAAATGCTGGTTTTGGAAACGTCGAACTTTCGGCTTAGACTGTTGCTCGACAAGTTATCGGACTGTTTCGTTAGCTCGCTCTTGATCGCTGAGAGCCTATCAAGGCCGAGTTTGATTTTATATAGCTCCTCCCTTTGCCCTGGGCCGCATCCCATGGCCGTGATTGCCTCAGTCCGCAACTCGTCCTCGCGTTCTTTCAGGTCGATCATCTGCAAGCTAACGTCGATGATCTCTTGATCTATCCGCAACTTCTCGCGCCAGAGATCCCGCACAAGTTTGCGGTCGGCATCTGTAAGCAGGCGCTCTGTCTTAAAAATATGTATGCGATGCTCACTCAAAACGGCACCGCCTCGACCCACTCGGGGCACGCTCCAACGCTTGCGGCAAAGTCGGCAGGCGGTTGCATGTCGTATTTGCTGCACTCGCCCTCGCGGCTGTAGTGGTCGCAGGTGTGGCAGCAGCGCGGCGGGCCCTCGTCAAAGCGTCGCCTCCATTGCAACACAACCTCGGGCTCGGAATGTCTCATGACCAGCTCCTATGAGTGACGCGGCTGAATTTCCCGTCAGCGGTATAGGTAATGACCCCAGGCGGCTGGCTCTCGGACATGACCTGGGCGAGCTTGTCCAACTCCGTTGCCAGATCCGAGGATAACGCGTCGGCCATCTGTGCGCCTGATTGATTGGCGATCCTGACCAGTTGTTGCAGGGCTTTGGTCCCAGCATAGCCGTCGTGTAGCACGGGCAGATATTCGGTAATCGGCTTGTCGGACAGATGCAGGCCGTAATAGGTGCAGGCCAGCATGAGTTTTCCTGACGCCTTGCTAACATGCCGTCGCCAATGCCAAGAGCGCACGGCCATCTCGGAGGCGCCCATGCCCATAATGTCGTCAGTGTGCAGCTCGAGATCCTTGCGCTTTGGCTCAGGGAACGGATTGCCGCAGGCCGGGCAGCACTTGGCAGAGATGGCGCACAACTCGTTGCACGACTCACAGACTTTCACCGGCGCCTCACCGTTGCCGTTGCCAGCTTTTTTCGGCGGCTGGACGGCTGTTATCGGGCCGTGCGCAGACACTACGCCCGCGAAATCCAGGGCGAGGCAATGATCCGTATGACTCTTTACCCGCATTCCACGCCCGGCCATCTGGACATACAGGCCGGGGCTCATGGTCGGTCGGAGCATGGCTATCAAGTCGATATCGGGATAGTCAAATCCGGTCGTCAGGACATTGGCGTTGGTCAGTGCTCGGAGTCGGCCCGCCTTGAAATCGGCCAGCATTTCCTCCCGCTCGCGCTTTGGCGTCTCGCCGGTCACGCACTGGGCCGCGATGCCGCGATCCCGCAGCAAGAGAGCGATGCTCTCGGCATGGTTGATCCCGGCGCAGAAGATCAGCCACGCCTTTCGCTCGCCCGCGAGCGCAATAATCTCGCTGACGACTCGGGCGTTGTTGTCGGTTGTGTTCACCGCTGCCTGCAACTCGGACTCGATATATTCGCCCCCGCGCTTGTGGACGCCCGAGACGTCGAGGCTGGCTTGCGTCAGTTTGCTATGCAGCGGGGCCAGGAAGCCCTTGTAGATTAGCTCCTCGATGCTGACTGGCTCGATGAGATCGGCAAAGATCGCGGGCTCGTCAGTGATGAGGCCGTGCCCTAGGCGGTAAGGTGTAGCCGTCAACCCGATCACACGCAGGACGGGATTGATCGTTTTGAGATCATCGATGAATTTACGGTAGCCGCCCTCGTCTTTGTGGGAGACAAGGTGGCATTCATCAATCACGACCAGGTCGACATGCCCGACCAACCGCGCATGTTTGCGGATCGACTGGATCCCGGCAAACGTGATCGGCTCGCCCAATCGCTTTTCGCCAATGCTGGCCGAGTAGATTCCCATCGGTGCGCCCGGCCAATGCTGGCGCATCTTCTCGGCGTTCTGCTCGATCAACTCCTTAACGTGGGTCAACATCAGGATCCGCGTCTCGGGCCATTGTTGCAGCGCGTCTTTGCACAATGCGGCAATGATATGGCTTTTGCCTGAGCCGGTCGGCAGGACGAGGCAGGGGTTTCCTTCATGGCCTGCGGCGAACCAGGCATAAAGCTGGTCGATGCTGCGTTGTTGGTATTCACGCAGGATCACCCCTCAACCCTCCCCCCAAACTCCGACCGCAACGCCTCAACCTGACTGTCAGTGATGGCACAGAGAGACGGGTTGGCAAGGATCTCGCGACTCGAATAGATGCCGGGGCGCGGCTCGCCGTTTGCAACCTGCTTGCCGTCGATCACGTATACGGCGGTCCATTGGTCGATGCCGTCTCGCTGTTTCCACGGCACGAGATCGGGGTGAAGCGTGTGGCTCTCGCATCCCTCGCGCTGAAATTGAACCGGGATCTTGTCGGCGTTGTGCCGCTCACAGCGCCAGGTGCTGTCCTCCTGGGCCGTGCTATGGGTACAGGTACGGCAGTTGATTTGTGTTGTCTGTTTTGTCTCATGACAAAACTCGCGGGCAGGACAAAACTTGCATTGATACCAGCTAGGGTCGGTCGAGATCGGCGGCGGCATCCGGTCGGAGAGCGCAATGCGACGGCCACGGGCTACGACGTTTTTAGCCACGCAGTCGTCATACTCGACGCGCTCTGTATATAGCCTGTCGTCGTCTTTGCAGACTGCGACATACAGGGCGCGGTCGATCTTCGTCCCGTGCATGTATAGTTGCATCTGAATAAAGTGCTGGAAGTTGGCCGCCTCAACGCCTTTCTGAACGAGCTTGTCAAAGCTCTTGCGGTTGTGCGTCTTGAACTCGGCAATATGTTGTTTTTTGGGAGCCTCTGGCACCCCGCCCTCGATGATGGCATCTATGCTGCCCGAGACATGCGCCCCGAAATCAACGCGGGTTTGTTGCTCGCCCGTGCGGATATCAATCCCGATGGCCCGCAGGTCAGCAATGATCGTCGCCTCCTCAAGCTGGCCGCGCCTAAACAGCCGCAGCACGCGGCCGGGGAAATGCTGGCGGATGGCCCAGCGAAAGCTGAGCCACAACCAACGGTCGCACGGGTGGCCTAGCTGGGAACATCCCAGGTGGGGCCTGGGATCGTCTCTCAGTGACTCGTGATGCTTGTCAATCAGCGCGGCGATGCTATGATCGCCCTCGGGTATCTGTGTCATCGCTCTCCACCTCCGCTCTGTTGGATGCCCAGCCCCGCTACGGCGGGGCTTTTTTTCGGCTGTTGGTTTACCTCTTTGCCCACGGCGGGGCGGCTTTGGCTTCGGCCTGTGGGGCGGCAGGCGGCACCGATCCGGCCAAGGCCTTGAAGCCCTTCACCTCGTTCTGCGCCCCGTACTGATCCGACTCGCGAATGTCGAGTTTGATGCTCAGGCTGCCGTTAATAAGCTGGTCGGTGTCGGAGACGCGAGCAAGGCCAATGGCTCGCATCAGTTCGCCCAACTGTTGGCGACCGATCTCCTCCGCTTTCAACGAAGCGTTGCGGATGTTGATGTTGCCCCAGACAACCCGCCCTTGATGCGTCGGGCCGGTGACGTCATAGCGCACTTTGATGTACTCGCCGTTTCCGGCCTTGGTGGCCTTGATCTCGGCTTGCGTGATGACGACCGAGTACCAGCCGGGCGGCAGCGGGTCATAGACACCGCTCGATTCGGGCAGGTCGGTCACGTTGTACTCTTGGCCTAAGTTTGCCATTTCAGGACTCCTTAACAATGATTTGAAACGAGGGGCGGCCGGGCTTGGCCGTGATTGCAGAGGCCAGCGGCCCGGTGATTGCTTCGTCAGCCGCTTTCCAAGCGGCAGAATTAATCTCCGGCTTCCAACGGAACAGGCTCGACAAATGCTCGGTCAAGCCATGCTCGGCGGCGAGCTCCTGGACCAAGTCTGCATCAACCTTGCGGTCAATGCGGCCCACGACTTTGATCGTGTAGCCAACGGTTTGCAGGTTCTGCGTGCCGTCAAGCGTCTCGGGGATCTCAGCGAGAGACTTTATCGTGTCCTCGATATCCCTGCGGGTTGCTACGGCGTGGGCTTCGGCCTGCTTTGCCATAACCCATTGTCTGGCCAGATCTTCCAGCGTCATCGCGCACCCCCAATCTTTGCAATGACCGCACCCAGATCCGGCGCCTCCCAGGCATCGAGGCGGCCCGAGCGATCCTTCGCCAGCCAGAGGCCATCGCTATCGCACATCAGCGCCCGTTGGGTCACGCCTTCGGCGTCCTTCTCGACGCGCAGGGCCAGCACCTCGTCAAAAAAGTACGGGAGCGCCTGGCCGGTTTTGTTGCCCGGCATACTCGGCGAATACAAGATCCGGCCCATTTCGTCCTGCGACTTTTCGAGCTTGGCGCTCATGTATACGTGGCGGCCCGGCAGATCCCGGAAGGCCCGAATAATGTCGGCCATCTGTTCCTGCATCGCGCCGTAGGCCTGTCTCGGGTCTTTGCTGGCCTTCTTTTCGGCGTTCAAGACGACTTCGGCAATTTCTGAGATGCTGTCCAGCGCGACGGACTCAAAGGCCTTGGCTTCGTCGGATTGCGTCAGCCAGGCATACGCCTCGTGCAGCGTAGCCATGTCCCCGATCTCTATGTATGGCAAGTCGGCGTCTTGGATCGACAAGAGGCCGCCCTCTGCCGAGAGGACGATGGGGCTAGGCAGCGTCTTAATGAGAGACGTTTTGCCGGCGCCTGCCTGTCCGTAGACCAGGACTTTGACGCCGTTGGCGGACAGGCCGCCGGTGGTCTGAATTTTTATAGCCATGCTCAGACCTCCTCGACTTCGGCGATGGTCCAGTTCAGGGCGAGTGCACGCAGGCGGGCAGCGTCCATCGAGCGATGGATTTCGACGTTGTAGAACTCCTTGCCCAGCAGCTTGGAGTAAACGTAGAAGGTAACTTTAAGCATTTTGAGCCTCCGCTCTGTCTGCGCCTTCGGGGAATCCGGTCGCGCATTGGTTTGCAATGTACCCTACGGCAATGTAGAGTGTCAACACCTAAATTGCACAGGAAAATGTAAATACATCATGACAACTGACGAGGCGATCAAGTTCTTTGGGACCAAAAAGGCGCTTGCCCAGGCGCTCAATATCTGGCCTCACGTTATCAGCCGTTGGGGCAAGTACCCGCCGATGGCTAGGCAATATGAACTCGAGGTAAAAACACAGAGGGAACTGCGAGCAGAGACGAATGACAACGAAAGCTGAAGCGGCGCTTATCTATGCATCCTGGGGCTGGCACGTGCTACCCGTGCTGCCCAACTCCAAAGCGCCCGCCACCGAGCATGGGGTTAATGATGCCACGACCAGCCCTGAGCAGATCGCCAGGTGGTGGGCACAGAATCCCAACTTTAACATCGGCATCGCGGCCGGGGCTCGGTCTGGAATCGTCGTATTCGACGTTGACCCGCGTAACGGCGGCATAGAGTCGTGGGAGGCGTGGCTAGCGGCTAATGGCAAGATCCCGGCAGACGGCGCAGCCCAACTCACCGCAGGCGGCGGCGAGCATCATATCGCGGTCTATGATCCCGATATCCGATCCTGCAAGCTGGCCGAGGGCGTCGATCTGCTGTCGGACGGTCGATATTTTGTCGCCTATCCCTCGGCCATCGAGGGGCGGCAGTACGAATGGGAGGCATCGTCGGACCCATTCGACGGCGTAGCGCCATTCCCGATCCCGCTCTCCTGGAAGGCCGCCTACGACGCTCTCAGACGCAGCGAGACGCGCGGGCCTGCTCTGACTGATGGATTGATACAAGGCAACCGCAACAGCGGCCTGACGGCTCTCGCGGGCGCGATGCGGCATTTCGGGATGGGCGAGGCCGAGATCCT